ATTATGGAGTTCCAGGATGATCTATCCTGAAGTCATAAAAGGAGGAATATATGACAAGAACAAGAAAACGGTACGGTTTTGACCGTACAGCGCTGGCACTGGCTGCACTTCTCTGGTGTATGATCGACTGCCGGCTGCCGCTGGCAGCCTGGCTGATCCCGGCCATGCTGCTGATCGGAGGCTTACATGAAACTGAATGAAGCTATTGAGAATCTGGAGGAGCTCAAGGCGTTTCTTCAGAAAACATGTAAAGACTGCTGGGATCCTGCCATTGATATGGCTCTGAATGGATTGTATCTGATCCAGCAGTTCACTGATGATCTTGATGAATGCATCAAAGAAAGTAAAAAGCAGTTTGAATACTCGGAAAACTTCGATGATCTTGTAGATTGCAAGAACTATACGAGGATGGAAACATACTGCAGCTGCCGGAAGATGCTCAATGAATTAAAAAAGTGGTTTATGCACATTGAGGAGCAGGAACATGCTTAAAATCACTTTTGAAGGAGGATTTATAAAGGTATTCACTTCTTACTTTGTAGAGCGTCTCCAGATGCAGGAGATGGACAAATTAATAAAAGACATGAAAAGGATGCCTGATGATGCTGGCTGGCAGATGGTTGTTGAGAAGGTAACAGATGACCTGTATAGCTACATTGCAGATCATAAAGCATATCTTGAGGACTGTGATACGGAAGATGATGCTTATCATGAGGCATGTATTGCCTCATATATGGATGTCCTTAAAGATATGAAGTTCCTTGTTCATGAATACCTACCAAAGGAGATAGTGAAATGAATGAGCCTGTAATCCCGGTTATCTTATTAATAGGAGGTGAGCATGATGAAAGTTAGAATGGATGTAGATTTTGATCCTGAAGATCTTATCATCGACTGTACAGAAGCTGGTCAGTACTGCGCAATTGATCTTAGCTGCAAAAATTGCCCGTTTAATTGCGGTGAGAAAAATCTTGCTGAGCTTATCAGCGATTATACACAGATGCTGGCATCATCTGATAGAAATTAAGCGAAATCTGCCAAAGGAGATACTGAAATGAATGAGCCTGTAATCTATCTTACATACCCAGACGGATGGGTCCGGATCAGCGCGACGTATCTGGTCAAGCGTATGCCGATATATGACCTGGACATAATCATTAAAGAGTGCTTCCAGCGCTGCGATGATGAGCTGCTGAAGCTTGACGCGTTCGTTACAGTCTTCGAAGTGTTGCAGAAAGAAGCGCTGGACGGTTACATTGAACAGCGCCGGTTCTGGCGGATCCTGAAGCGGTTTAAACGCCTGGGCTTCGCGCCTGGCTGGAATGAAGACACTGTTATTAAATGGTTTGAACATATTAAGGAGGTAAACAGAAATGTCTGAAAACAAGCGTGCTGCATATAACAACGCATTCAACCGTGATAACTACACCGGTGTTTCATTCAGATTGAACAACCGGACCGAGCAGGATGTCATTGACGTGCTGAAAAGTGCCGGTTCCGTCAAGGCATATATTGTTAAGCTGATCCGGACCGATCAGCGCCGCCGGGATGCCAGGAACGGCAGGGTGTTCAATAACGGCGACCGCCGGATGCATGAGAACATCGACAAGTACCCCTTTGAAGTCGTCGAGTTCATCCGGGGCAATGATCGTTATACCGTGGGCTTTGCCGACTGCATCGAGAACGCCCAAGCGATGCTGTCGACCTATGCCAGCCGGCAGCAGAACGCCGGCCCGCTTAAAATTTACGAGCGCCGGCAGGATCCTGACCTGAATTGTGTATATGCGGTCGAGGTGACGATCTGATGCCGCGGGCGCGGCAGATAAAAATGTCGGAATTGATGCACATGACGGCTGCCGAGATCGGCAGGTTGTCAGAATCGGAACTGCGGGGCGCTTACCAGTCGGTAAAGCGCACCGCACTGTCCCGCGTTGCGACATTTGAGAAGCACGGGGCCGAGCCGCCCCGGATGTTAACAAACTTAACAAAGCCTGCAGGCGAATTGTCGCTCACCGAGATGCGGCAGGCTGTCCGCAATGCAGCATACAGGTACCGGGAAAGCCCGCACACGGTCAGTTATAAAGATTGGAGCGAGAAGCGCGAGACGTTCCGGAAGAAGATGGAAGAAGCGCTGCCGGACGTTGACTTGTCCGATCAGGAAAAGCTTGACCGCTTCGGGCGGTTCATGGGCGATATGCAGGCCCGTTATAAAAGCATGTGGTCTGTTATATCGGAGTTCGTCGTTGATCTGTACAACGACGCGGTGGAGATCGGCGAGGATCCGCGCCAGCTGATGGATAACTATGACGCCTGGGCGGACGAGATCAAAAAGGCTGACCAGCGCGCGAGGGACGCAGGGCTGAAGCGAGGCAGGGGCTGCAGCACATCGGTAAAACGGTTCCGGACCGCGTCCGGATTGAAAGCTGAAGCGGAGCGGAGCCGCAAACGGCGCGGAGGGTGACATGTACCTGCGTACCGTGGACACGTTCAAGTACGAGAATCTGCACCTGCGGACGCTGCCGACAAATAAGCGCAGTAAACTGCGATATGCTGATATCATCTGTGCGTTTGACATTGAAACAACGAACATAGATAAATATGATCAAGCAGTCATGTACATCTGGCAATTCCAGATCGGGCAGAAATGGACGGTCACGGGCAGGACGTGGGACGAGTTTAAAACGTTCCTGTCCCGGCTGTCCGATGTGATCCCGGACAATGACTACATTGTCGTCTATGTGCATAACCTTAGTTTCGAGTGGTCGTTTTTAAAAAGCATCATCCCGGCCGAGGACGTGTTTGCGATGTCGGACCGCAAGGTGCTGCGGTTCCGGTCCGGGCGGTTTGAGTTCCGATGCAGCTATCTGCACTCAAACAGCAGCCTGGAAAAATACCTGGAACGGCACAATGTTAAATCGAAGAAAATAAAAGGCTTTGATTACCGCAAAAAAAGGTACCCGTGGACACGTCTGACGAAAAAAGAAATGCTTTACTGCATTAACGACGTGCGAGGACTGGTGCAGGCGCTGGATGCAGAAATGAAAGCCGACGGCGACGATCTGTATACTATCCCGCTGACGGCGACCGGATATATACGCCGGAGGGCCAGGGCTGCCATGGCCGGACTGATTCAATATATCCGGCCGATGCTGCCGGACCTGGAGATCTTCACAGCACTGCGTAAAGCATTCAGGGGCGGCGATACGCACGCAAACCGGTACAACGCCGGGTTTATCATCGATACCCGCCGGATCGGGAGGCCGGCGAACAGTTACGATATGGCCAGCGCCTATCCCGGCACTATGTTAACGGAGTTATTCCCGAAAAAGTTTACCCGGCGCGATCCGGTTGACTTCCTGTATTATTATCAAAAAGGGAAAGCCTGCCTGATGTATGTGCAGCTGGACAATGTCCGTCTGCATCTGGAGAACTGGGGCAACCCGTACATACCGAAAGCAAAGTGTGAAACGATCAGCGGGGCAGCCTACGATAACGGCAGGGTGCTGCAGGCGGATAAACTGACGATCTATTGCACTGAAATAGACTTCGAGATCATGGCGAAAGAGTACGATTTTGATTACAAGATCCGGGAGCTATGGACAGCGTCCAAGGCGCCACTGCCGGATAAGTTCAAGGACCTGTTGATGGAACTGTACAGGGCGAAAACCGAACTAAAAGGAGTAGCCGGGCAGGAGTATTTCTATGACAACGCAAAACGACAGTTTAACAGCTCCTACGGCATGACCGTACAGAACCCCTGCAAGGTGAATTATGTATACCGCGACGGGATCCTGCAGCCGGATATGGACGAGACCCTTGAGGATCTGATGGAGAAATACCAGAAACACGGCTGGCTGCCGTATCAATGGGGTGTTTATGTAACCTGCTATTGCCGCCAGCGCCTGCATCGCGGTCTATGGCTGATCGACCCGGACGACTTCCTGTATTCAGACACGGATTCTATTAAATGTCTGGGAGATTATGACCAGGCGTTTGCGCAGCTGAACGAGGAACTGAAAGACGACCGGTACAGCGCAGTTGATCCGGCAGGGAAACGGCACTACATCGGCGTCTATGAGAAGGACGCGACATACCTGCGTTTTATCACCTACGGCGCTAAGAAGTATGCATATGAGGATATGGACGGCAGCCTGCACATTACCGTCGCAGGCGTCAATAAGAAAGCCGGCGCCCAGGAGCTGGGACGGCTGGAGAACTTTAAAAAAGGTTTTAAATTCAAGAAAGCCGGAGGACTGGCCGCTTTATACAACGACTTCCCGGACATCACCCAGGTGTGTATCCAGGGCCATGTCCTGCCGATCACAAGCAACGTTATGCTGAAGGAATCAACCTATACCGTCGGACTTACAGATGAATATGACGAACTGCTGAACTTCCTGCAGCATCACGACATCCGCAGCGCCTTGCATTATACGCGCTGATAACTTAAACTAAGATTGACGCCCGGGCGATGCGGTCCAGTAGCCCGGCGTCATGAAGTGGACTAAGAAAGAAGAGGACAATAAAATGACATTTGCAAACAGACACAACCATGGCAACAAATTTACATTCCGGCAGGAAAAAGACGCTCCTTATTTCAAGGCAGCCGAACTGTTCAAGAAAGGTGTGAACTCCGAGCAGACCGCGGTCAGAGTTCGCGGCCTGTACATCAACCGGGGCGGACGCTTCGGCGACAGCCCGGCAATGATCTGCGACGGATTCAATGTTAATCTGCCGTCGCACATGCTGCGTGAGGTCGAGGACATGATAGCCAGCGACGAGGATGTCGCCGACATCAACGCAGGAAAAGCTGGCGCGTTCGCGTATGAGTACGAGAACCGGAACGGCGGCACATCCTACGGTATCGCCTGGGTCGATATGCCCGCGCTGGACATCGCAAGCGATGATCTGCCGTATTAAGTCACTTAACCATTACTGATAAAAGACACCCGCGGGACCGGCGGGTGTTTTTATGTACAAGGAGGAATATATGAATATTTATTTAAAAAACGGTTATCTCAACATGCCGGAGATCATCCAGGATCCGGCCCCGTTCATTTTTGTGCCGGCTGCCCGCGGCACTGGCAAGACCTATGGCACATTGAAATATTTTGTCGAGAAACGCAGCACGATACTGCTGATCAGGAGGACCGCAAAAGAGGCGGATCTGCAGGCGAACGTTGACGCGACCAGCTATAAATCGGTGTTCGACGATATGGGGATGCCGTACACCTGCGGCGGTGTTTCGTCGTATGGGATCGTCCGGACCGCGGACGGCGATCCATTCAATGCTGCATATATTGCAGCATTAAATACTTTCGCCAGTGTCCGCGGTATTGACTTCAGTGATATTGATTATATCGTTTTCGATGAGTTCATCGCCGAGCCGCACGTCAGGAAGATCAAAAACGAGGGCATGGCGCTGGCTAATCTGTACGAGAGCGTCAACCGGAACCGGGAGCTGCAGGGAAAGCCGCCGGTAAAACTGATCTGTCTGGCGAACTCGGTAAACATGGCGAATGACACGTTTATGTACTTCGGTCTGATCGACCAGGCGGAAGATATGCTGAAGAATGGCGATGAGATACGCCGGATCGGCAACAAGCTGCTGATCATCCCGCAGAACAGTCCTATTTCTGAAATGAAATCAAAAACGGCTTTATACCAGGCGGTCAGTTCTGAGTTTTCTGAAATGGCGATCAAAAATAAATTTATCCTGAATGATTTTACCTATGTACAGGAACGAAACCTGCGGGAATATTCCTGCCAGTTCAAAGTCGGTGATCTTTATATCTACAAGCACAAGACCCAGCGCGAGTATTATGCGACATTTACAAGGGGACAGACGAAACACGTTTATGCCAACGGATACGCGGATCTGACCCGGTTCCGGAGGGATAAATGGCGTTTCGCCGGTCTTTATCTGGACGGACACATCCGGTTTGAGAACTACCGGGCCGTCGCGCTTTGGGAGCGCTACATGGGAATGTAAATACAATTTGCACAAAATTAACATATAGCCTATATTATTAATAAGGAACGCCGGCGCGCACATGGCAGCCGCCGGAAGCGGAGCGCGTGACCGTTGCCGGGTCCCCGCGGCGTTTCTTGTATACTTAAGTATATGGAGGTGACCCTATGGATACGCAGGCATTGATACAGGCCGTGTCTACGCTGGGCTTTCCGATCGTGATGTGTGCAGCACTTCTTTACTATCTTAACCTGGAGCGCGAAAGTCACAAAGAGGAAATGACCAGTATGAAAGACGCCCTGGACCGTAATACCGTTATTATGACGGAACTGAAAGAGATGTTAAAAGTGATTACCGGCTTTCAGGGTACGGACAAATGACACCCGGCAAACTGTCCAGCTATACAGATCTTGAGCTTGCGCTCATGATCCTGCTGGGATGCTACGGCAACGGCGACGCCCGACGTCGGGCGCTCGGATCCAGATACGCCGCAGCCCAGGGGATCGTTGAAAAGATCCTGGCATCGAACAAAGTACCGGACGGCACCGGCACAGATCCGGCAGCGCTGAACACCGCGCTTACCGCCGTGTTCGATGACTGCATCCGGGAAGTCACCGAGGAAGTAATGGAAAGAATGAGGTAAACGAAATGTTAACACTGGACCAGACACTTGCGCTGATCAGCGCAGGCTACACAAAAGATGAAATTGCTGCATTTGAAACACCGGCAGAACCGGCAGAACCGGCAGCGCCCGCAGAACCGGAAGAACCGGCAGCGCCTGCACCGCAGGAACCTGCACCGGCAGCATCTACTGCGCCGGCAGCACCGGCTGCGCAGGGCGGGCAGGATCAGATCCTGCAGGCACTTGAACGGCTTACCAACAGCATCATGCAGCACAATGTAAACGGGACGGTGCAGCAGCCGCCGGAGCGCACAATTGAAGATGCGCTGGCGGAGATCATCGCACCGCCGCGTCCGTCTAAAAGATAAATATATGGAGGTATATAGAAATGTCCGTTAATCAGCTTCAAATTACAGATATTTACCAGATCATGAACGTCCTGCATACGCAGGCGACGGGCCGCAGCGCCATCGCGCCGGTAAACACATCCGAGTTTGTGAGTATGGCAACTACTACGCTGGCCACCGGCACCGATCCGGTATACAACAGCCTGATGCAGCTGCTGGGCCGTACCGCGTTTACGGCTAAGCCGTATAACAGAAAATTCGACATTATGATGTCAACTGATGAGTTCGGCGCGATCAAACGCCGGATAAGTTACGCAGATTCGCCGATCCCTGAAGCGTCCGGCACTTTCGAACCGGTAGACGATGACGCGCCGGATCAGTGGGTGATCCGCAAGATGGATGTGCTGGAAACGCGGTTTTACGGGTCTGCAGTTTATCGCGACTGGTTCACGACTTTTGAAGATCAGCTGACCGTCGCGTTTGAAGGACCGGAACAGCTGCGCGAGTTCATTACGTCCAAAATGACCGAGATTAGCAACAAGTGGGAACAGTACTTGGAAGAACTGAACAGATCGACGGTAGCCAATTTCATTGGCGCAAAAGTCGCCAAGGATAACGGCATTATCCATCTTCTTAGCGAGTACAACGCGCTGACTGGTCTGTCGCTGACTGCGCAGACAGTATACCAGCCGGACAACCTCGGCGACTTCTTCCGCTGGGTCCGTGCCCGTATCAACACACTGTCACGTCAGATGACGGAGCGCAGCGGACTTTTCCAGGTGCAGATCGACGGCAAAAATATCAATCGTCACACCCCGTATTCAGACCAGAAAATGTTCCTGCGGGCTGATGCACTCGATATTATTGATACGATGGTCAATACGACTACGTATCATAATGAACCGCTGGCCTACGCTGACGTAGAAGGCATATCTTACTGGCAGGATATCAACACCCCGGCCCAGATCCAGGTGACGCCGTCCAGTGTCAACGCAGACGGTGAGGTGATCACCGAAAGCGCGCAGACCGTTAACAACGTGTTCGGTCTCATCTTTGACCGTGACGCGATCGGCGCGAATATGTATCTGTACAAGATCCGCAATACCGGGCTGAATGCGAAGTCGTTGTATTTTAACACTTGGCTTAATGCACGCCTGCAGTATCTCAATGATCTGTCGATGAAAGGCATTGTTTTGCTCCTTGACTGATCCCGCCGGGTTCCTCCTATCGTTGCTCTCGATTGTTTTACGCCCGGCATCATGAACGCCCCTGTCTTTTTCTCCTTCGGCAGGGGCTCTATTTATAGGAGGTTATAATGATCATATATTTATATTCATTTGCGAAACGCGAAAACAGCACCGCACAGCCTGCGCAGTCGGCAGGTACCGCATTCAATTGCTATCTGAAAGAGCCGACCAGCGCCATTTCTCCTGTCGTGCAGATCGATTACGGCGACCAGGCAGCGCCGGCGGTGCATCTGTTCAATTATGCATATATCCCGGATTTTAACCGGTACTATTTTATTGCCGATCAGCGCAGCGTACGCGGGCTGATCTGGGAGTACAGCCTGACCTGCGACATCCTGGCGACATATAAAGCGGCGATCACCGGCAGCACCCTGTACCTGCTGCGCTGCAGCAGTCAGTGGGACGGTGATATCGTCGATACCTATTACCCGGTACAGACCAGCTACACGGACGGCGCTGTCCTTGGCGGGTCCCCTTGGGTACTGCCGTCAGGATCCGGTGAAGTGGCTATAAATACAGGATGCTTTATCCTGGGCATTGTATCCGCCGGCACCGGCAGCAATCTGAACGGCTATGGCTCGATCCATTATTATGCGCTGACCCGTTCCGCGCTTGTGACGCTGGTCACTAAGCTGCTGGATGATTCATTTCTGGAAACCGAGGGCGGCCTGCTGACAACGGACGCGTCCCTGCCGCTGCAGAAAGCGATCATTGACCCGCTGTCTTTTATCAAGTCGTGCATGTGGGCCCCGGTGGATTATAACAGCCTGTCGGCTGCGCAGGATCCGAACCTGCTGGTCTGGGACTGGACTGTGCCGGCACCTGCTAAAGAGATCACCGAAAACCCGCCCTATCTTATCAGCAATACAACCATTATTATTGATAAGCACCCGGCAGCGGCGACACGGGGCGGATATATGAATCTGTCGCCGTATACTGAGTATCAGTTAAGCATACCGCCGTTCGGTGTTCTCGATCTGGACACCGCCAAACTTGCGGGTAAAGACCGTATCTATATTCAATATGTATATGATCTTATCACCGGCATGTGTACCGCGAACGTATACGCCCTGACCGGTCAGACGCTGGCATCGGATTCGATGCTGCTGACCCGGATAAAAACATCCGTCGGTGTGCAGATCCAGCTGTCCCAGGTGACCAAGGATTATATAAACGGTTTCGCCAACACTTACAGCGGCGTGCTCGGAACCTTAGGCAACGCCCTGATCGGCAACATCGGCGGCGCGATCCAGTCGGGACTTTCCGCGATCGGAAGCGCTGCAAACGCCCGCAAACCCCTGCAGTCGTCCATGGGATCCTCCGGCGGATTCTCGGATCTGCGCGGATTTTCAACACTGTATCATGTATTCTATGATCCTGCCCCGGAAGATCTGGACCATGTCGGGCGTCCGTTATGTCAAAACGTAAGCATGGAGACCATTGCCGCCGGATCCTACTGTCTGGCTATGGATGGGGACATCCCGATCAGCGGAACAGCAGGAGAGCAGCAGCGCCTGCGTCAGTTCCTGGAAAGTGGGTTTTATTATGAGTAATTGCGACATTCTTGTAAGCCTGCGCGACAGGATCCAGGCCGGAGAAGATCCGGAGCGCGTGATCCCGATGACCGTACCGTGCGCATTAACTAAGGATGAAATGATCGACTTCCTGTTCTGGTGTGTGCAGGTTCTGCCGGACGGGGTCCGGCGGGAGCTGGCACGGCGCCAGCTGATCAGGCTGCAGGAGGAACAGATAAATGCAGGCAGGTGAACGTTTAACCTATCGCGGGTATGAAGTATGCTTATTCCCGCTGGATTATGTTTATTGTACGCAGATCAGCGGACCGGGCAGCACGTCGCACTGCTGCGGCACTGCGTCCGACTGGATCGGCCCGTATGACTTCTACCCGTATTATGCACCTTTCAGCTGCACCCGGATCTACCAGGACAGTGATACGGTATGCTACATAAATGATGCACCCGTATGGACACCGGACGGACTGCAGCAGCACGTCATTATCAGCTTTACACACGACAGAAACCCGCCGGCCGCAACACATTACGATCAGGGCGACCTGATCGGATATACCGGCGATGCAGGGTTTGTTATGGGTGTGCATGTACATCTTGACCAGGCGTTTGACAGTCAGCGGGTGCTGATAGACTCCGGAATAACATGCCAGGCTGGCAACCGGTGCTATTACATCAGAAACGGCATAACGCCGGAGCACTGCTATTATTTGTCCGGATCTGAGCAGATCGTGCAGACAATGGGGCAGAACCTGCAGACATGGACCCAGCCGGCCGGACATGCTGCGATTATGTTATTATTAATAAAAGCAAGGAAAAGGAGGGCAGACAATGGCAAACGTGTTACCCGTCTTATATGACCAGAAAAACCTGTATAACGCCCAGATCAATCCGTCAACAGTGCACGCCAGCAACACGGCGCTGTCCGGATTCTTCCAGCGGTATCTGATGCTTAAACTGTTCAGCCGGTACGACTTTACACTGCCGGAGGACTGGGACCAGGACTACTTCCGGTATGTACTTTTCACTATCGGCTTTATCGGCGTGATGAATACCGATAAGTTCGGTGTGATCTGCCAGCATGGCACTGTGTCCGGTTATAATATCTATTACAGACCGACCCGTCTGCTGGTCGCTAATCCGGCACTTCGCAGATCCTACGATCTGACCATCAATGAAGACTGTGCGATCATCAAGCTGTCGCCGGACTGGCGCGGAGCATACGATCTGATCCAGCTGTACGCGGACCAGATGGCGGTATGCATGGAGTCGTTCGGAGTTAATGCAATCAACAGTAAATTCTCTTTCGTGTTTGCCGCTGATAATAAGAATATGGCGGAGACCATGAAGAAAATGTTTGATCAGATAGGCAGCGGACAACCTGCTGCGTTCGTCTGGGATAAACAGCTGTTCGATGATGACATGAACCCGCGCTGGCAGCTTTTCACAAATAACTTAAAACAGAACTATGTCGGCAACGACCTGCTGCAGAGCTTAACAACGATCGAACATAAGTTTGACACCCTGATCGGGATACAGAACGCGAACACGGACAAAAAGGAGCGGCTGATCACCGACGAAGTAAACGCAAACAATGAAGAAGTAAAGGCGCTTTCCAGCTTATGGCTGGAAGAGATGCAGGACAGCATGAAGAAAGCAAACGACATGTTCGGGCTGTCCTTAAGTGTTAAATTAAGGGAGGTACACAACGATGAGCCTGTCGATAATGGGACTGTATCAGTACGATCAAACGATATTTAACGCCATCGACCTGCCGGCAGGTATCGACCGGGACACCCTGGTCGCGCATATCCTTGTAGAATGCGCAGAACTTGAGATCATGATACCGGACCCGGACGTGCTTAAAGAATCATTGACCTATTGGAGCAGAGCGCAGCGCCCGATCTGGGAGCGGTTATACCGCACTACACAGCTGGAATATAACCCGATCTGGAACAAGGACGGAACGATCACCGAGACAAGGGATCTGCGGTATACTGATAACGAGGACCGCGACCTGCAGTCTACCGACAACGAGGACCGCGATCTGGCAAGCAGTGCCGACAGCACGACGACCGGAAAGGTATCGGCATTCAATGCGAGCACCATGCAGGACGCTGAGCAGTCGATTGCGACCGGCAGCGGAACGGACACCGGAACGATCGACCGCAGCAGATCCGACACCGGCACGATAGAACGGAACCGGACAGATGCGGGAACGATCACCAGACGCGAACAGGGAAATATCGGCGTGACGACAACGCAGCAGATGATAAAGGAAGAAAGAGAAGTATCTACCTTCAACATCTATGTATATATAACGCAGTCGTTTAAATCGATGTACTGCCTGGGAGTGTATTAATATGATCACATTTATGTTAGGAACGATTACAGGCGCATGCCTGGGTATCGCGTATATGTGCCTGCTGGTCATTAACCAGCCGGACGACTGGAAAGATAAATAAGGAGGCTAACATGGCTATAAAAACAGATGCAATGATCGCGCACAATGGCGCGGAAGGCTACACAATTTACGTTGAATATGATCCGGAAACTGACGGCTTTGATCTTAAAGCATTATTTAATGATGGAACTTTAAAAGAAACCAATGGAAACGTATCCAGTGGGGAAGCATTTAAACAGCTTCTGGATCGTACTATCAGAACTATTGAAAACGAAAATGTCACAGTTGTTGGTTCTAACGCATGTGCTAACT